GCTTGCTATATCGGCCATCGCTACGGAGGTGCAGCAAATGGAACAGAATGATTTTAAGTATCATGTCACAATGAGTCTTGTGCGAAAAATGGCGAAACAGGGCTTGCTGACCGCTGATGAATACGCCGTAATTGATACAAAGATGAGGGAGAAATACCGCCCTAAAATCGGCACAATATTTGTCAAAATACCGTTGACTGAACCGAAATAAGGCGGTAATATGGTAGCTGATAAACGAGGAAGGAGGTCTGCTATATGGCAGAAAAAGCGCCCAAAATCACGAAAATTGAGCCTGCTATCGCAAGTCTTCCAATAAGAAAGCGGGTTGCTGCTTATGCCCGTGTTTCGATGGAAACTGACCGCCTGATGCATTCCTTGTCTGCGCAGGTCAGCTACTACAGTGATCTGATCCAAAGAAACCCCGAATGGCAATATGCAGGGGTATATGCGGACAGTGCGGTTTCCGGAACAGGTATTTCCAATCGGCAGGAATTCAAGCGGCTAATCGCAGATTGTGATAAAGGGCTTATCGACATTATGCTGGTAAAAAGCATCTCACGCTTCGCAAGAAATACTGTAGACCTGCTTGAAACAGTGCGCCATTTGAAGGAAATCGGAATCGAAGTGCGATTTGAAAAAGAGCATATCAGCTCCTTTTCAGACGGCGGAGAATTGATGCTTACCCTGCTTGCAAGTTTCGCACAGGAGGAGTCGCGCTCAATTTCCGAAAATTGCAAATGGGGTATCCGGAAACGATATGAAAGCGGACAGCCGAAAAACTGCATCTGCTACGGTTATCGAGTTGTTGACGGAAAGCTTGAAATCGTGCCGGATGAAGCAGAAATTATCCGGCAGATTTTTGATTGGTATCTTGCGGGTGATTCCTGCTATATCATCTGCAAGAAGCTGAATGCTTCCGGTGCAAAATCCTATTACGGAAAAAAAGTTCACGGGGACAGTACTGAGCTATATTCTCCGTCAGGAAAAGTATACCGGAAATATGCTCTTGCAAAAGTTTTATACTGAGAGTCATGTGTCGCACAAGGAACGCAGGAACAACGGTGAACTGCCTATGTTTTTGATTCATGATTCGCACCCTGCGATCATATCACAGGAAACATTCGATGCGGTACAGCAGGAGATCGCAAGGCGGTATGGTGTTCCCATCGTGAACGGCATTGCCGCCAAGGATACCTATATGCATCATCCGAAAGATGGGAAAAAGCCGAAGTCATCATACCCACGCAGAAAAGCATACTGGTCGGATGAACAACGTGCAAACCATGCCGAAATCTATAAATTCAGAGAGACCTACAGGCATTTCAGGTATGATCTATCGCTTTTTATCAAATGCGAGACCTGTGGACAAAATATGACAGCGAAGACCAAATACTATGCTGACGGCACAACAGAACTGTGGTGGGAATGCTTCAAGCATCATCGTGTTTCTGCGAGCACGGAGAGACCAAAAACAATGCAGGATGCAGCACTGAAAAAGCAGATTGCCGCCGTACTTGAAATTCCTGAATTTGATGCAGAAATCATGGAACAGCGGCTGTCGCACATATCGATTCTCGGAGATATGCTGACATTCCATTTTCGTGATGGTCATACGGTCACACAGCAGTATATCCCAAGCAAGCGGCAATATCGCAGAAAGGCAGAAAAATGAGTACAGTAACAAAAATCCCTGCATCGATAAGCCGATATACCTCTGCGCCGATCAATGCACCGGTGAAAAGGCGTGTGGCTGCCTACGCAAGAGTATCGACTGACCACGAAGAACAGCTCACATCTTATGAGGCGCAGGTCAGCTACTACACCGACTACATCAAAGAACACACAGATTGGGAATTCGTCGAGGTCTACGCCGATGAAGGTCTGAGTGGCTGCTCAACGGCAAAGAGAGAAGGCTTCAGACAAATGGTCGCAGATGCGCTGGCAGGCCGGTTGGATCTCATCATAACAAAGAGCGTGTCGAGATTCGCCCGAAATACGGTTGACAGCCTCTCAACGATCCGTGAACTGAAGGAGCATAATGTTGAGTGCTTTTTTGAGAAAGAGAATATCTGGACATTTGACGGACGCGGAGAATTGCTCATCAGTATTATGTCGAGTTTAGCGCAGGAGGAGTCACGCTCGATTTCAGAAAACGTGATCTGGGGGCAGCGAAAGCGCATGGCAGACGGAAAACCGAATGTTCCGTTTGGACGGTTTCTCGGTTATGATAAAGGTCCGGGCGGAAAACTGGTTGTGAATGAAGCCGAGGCGGAAATCGTGCGTGAAATTTACAGCCTGTTTCTGACCGGACTGACACCGCATACCATTGCGAAGAGACTCACCGAGCGGGGAATCAAAACTCCCGCCGGAAAGGACAAATGGCACAGCAGCACTGTGAAAAGTATCCTGACAAATGAAAAGTATAAGGGCGATGCACTTCTGCAAAAGACCTACACCTCCGATTTTCTGACGAAAAAAAAGAAAATCAATCACGGGGAGATCCCGATGTATTATGTGGAGGGCAGTCATGAGGGCATTGTTACCCCTGAGATATTTGAAGCGGTACAGGTTGAAATGGAGAGACGGCAGTCACAGAAAAGCCGCTATAGTGGCGTAGATATTCTTGCGGCAAAACTGGTCTGCGGCGAATGCGGATGCTTTTACAGTCCGAAAGTCTGGCATTCGACTGACCGCTATCGGCGTGTAGTATACCAATGTGGTCATAAGTACAAGGATGCAAAACGCTGCGAAACACCACACCTGACCGCCGATGAGATCAAGACTGTTTTCATTCAGGCTGTCAACAATATGCTCCAAAACAAAGCAGAGATCATAGCGAACCTTCGGGCGAGCATTGCAGAAATTTCAGATATGACTGCACTGATGGCAGAGCACGAACACTTCAAGGAAGAGACTGCAATGCTGGCTGAAATGGTCGAAAACTGTATTCGGGAGAACGCTCGGATCGCACAGAACCAGCAGGAGTACCAACAGCGATACAATATGCTCGTTGATCGCTACGATGTTGCCAAGAGCAAGTACGAGGAGCTTGACAGGGAAATTACCGCACGGCAGGCGCGGGTGCAGGCGATGGAGAGCTTTATTGCAAACATTGACAAGCAGAACCCGCTGAACGAATTTGACGAAGACCTCTGGGGGCTGCTTGTGGAGAGTGTGACTGTGTACAGCAAGGACGACATTCGAGTGAAATTCAAGGACTGAAAATAGAAACATTAAAATCAAAGATGCATCTCTATGGCACTCTGCTATTTCAGCGGAGTGCCTTCTTTTTTTGTTTGTATGGATGAGCATTGCGCTATACATAGGGCTTTCGTTTGTTTATGCACCCCCGATTGCACCCAATGCACCCTCGATTGCACCCCTGACGCACCCAATGCACCTTTTGGAAATGCCGATTTTACGATGTTTTTGGAAGTGCCTGAAAAGCTATCGTTTGGTGATGCACCCTACTGCACCTTCGCCGTCTTTTCTATGCACCCCCGATGCACCCAATTTGATAGCTGACCGACAATCAGAATCAGCTTGTATCTACGGAAGTAGGAAGATAGACCTTATTGTTACGAAATCAGTATCCCGTTTCGCAAGAAACACTGTGGACAGCCTGACAACCGTCAGAAAGCTGAAAGAAAAGGGCGTTGAGGTCTATTTCGAGAAGGAGAACATCTACACGCTGGACTCAAAAGGAGAACTTTTCATCACCATTATGAGTTCTTTAGCCCAGGAGGAATCACGATCCATTTCTGAAAATGTAACATGGGGACAGCGAAAGCGTATGGCGGACGGCAAGGTCACAATGCCTTACGGACGATTCTTAGGATATCGTAAGGGCGAGGACGGGTTTCCTGAGATCGTACCGGAGGAGGCTGAGGTTGTTAAGCTCATATACAAGTCTTTCATGGAAGGGCTTTCATACTATAAGATCGCACAGCTTCTGATGAGCCGAAATATTCCCGCCCCTGCCGGCGGTGAGAAGTGGTACACACGAACTGTGGAAAGCATTCTCACAAACGAGAAGTACAAAGGCAGTGCATTACTCCAAAAGAAATTTACCGTGGATTTCCTGACGAAAAAACAGAAAGTCAACGAGGGTGAAGTTCCGCAGTATTTCGTTGAACACAGTCATGATGCGATCATCGAGCCGGAGGAATTTAAACTGGTGCAGGCGGAAATCGAAAGACGAAAAGGGCTCGGCAAGGAATACAGCGGCAGCTCCATTTTCTCAGCGAAAATCGTCTGCTCCTGCTGTGGAGGGTTCTTCGGCTCGAAAGTGTGGCATAGCACAAGCAAATACCGGAGAATTATCTGGCAGTGCAATCACAAATTTTCCAAGTCTTCCGGAAACAAAAAGTGTAAAACGCCACATCTGTATGAGGACGAGATAAAAAAGCGGTTCATCGAGGTGTGCAACCGGATAGCAAGTGACAAGAAGGATTTTCTGATTTCCTGTCAGCAGATCGTGGAAATACTCTCCAACACCGCAACACTGGATAGAAAAATCGAAGCACAGTATATCTACCTGAACGGGCTGGCAGTTTCGATGCAGGAGTTCATCAAAGAAAATGCTATGAAACCGCAGGACAAGGACTTCTACAAAAAGAAAATGGCGGAGTACAATTCACAGAAAGCTGAAGCTGAAAAGGTTCTGCACGACCTTCAGGACAAAAGAACCGCCCGGCTATCACGCAAGGAACTGCTCGAAGGGCTTATACGAACGATGAGCAGAGAAGGTATTGTGACCGATACCTTTGACGGAAAGCTCTGGCTGCTACTGGTGGAGAAAGCGACTCTGGGTACAGACGGAAAGCTGACCTTCACGCTACGGAACGGCACGGAGATTGAAGTGTAAATACTATATTTAAAGGGGCTGTGGAAAGACTCTCATGAGTTATCATCCACAGCCCCTATTTTTGTTATCCATATCTATCACAATTCTGACAAATCACACGAACAATTCTCCTAATAGAGTGTTGAAATTTATCAGAACATACGATTTATGTCAAATTAGCATTATCACGCTTGACACTGTTAAGGATCTTGTATTATAATATATATATGAACTCAGTGTGAATTCGTTTATTTTCACTGGTTTGTTAAAAATAAATATGAAGGAGGACTCAAATGGGAAGTTTTTTCACATCAACGCAGATTTACAATCCGAATCTGCTTGATCGAGAGCAGTTTATCAACTTCTTCTGTGAAGAAATGAAGAAGAATGGCTATGTTACCAGTAACAGCGATGAGAGCGAAGTATCCTACATTCTGAGATTTTCAGATGAATGCAAATGGGTGACCTTAACCTCGGAAGCCTACGAGCAAGGAAATCAGCTTTCTCAATCTGATACCGGCAGAATAGCAATGATGCTCAAGACCGTATGCATTAACACAACTGTTATCGACAGTGATTGTGCGACACTTGATTTGTATGACAAAAGTGGTAAGAAGAAAGATTCTATTATAATGGGACGAGCCGATGACTACTTCGGGGATGATATTCCCGAACCAATCGAGAGCGTGTGGGCTCCGTTGCTAGAGAAGGGCTATTCGTGGCGGCAGTTGTTGGATGTACAGAACGGTGACTACATCTTTGTCGAGGAAGGTCTATCAGAGATAGCGCCGATTATTGGCATGGACAGTGAGGGTATTCTTTTTTCAGTCGAAAGTAGGTGTATCGATGAACACACTCCTGTCCTGAATTTCAAAAGAACTGATGACAATAGGGGAAGAAAGCTTACTGTAAACGCTGCATTTAAACAAATTATAGGGGATGTTCTTGAACCTTTAGGATTTGTTAAAGCGAAAACAAAACTACCGTATTTCATCCGTGTAGTAAATGATGATCTGTTTCATATTATCGGTTTACGCTACCACCGTTCAGGAATATCTATTGTAAGCGGAGTAGCTACGGTATATCGCAAAGAAATCAATTTCGACAACAATCAGCGCTATGATAGTTCATGGTTAAAACCAATATCAGAATTCTATAAATATCGTCACAGATATGATTCTGATCGAAAACAGGAGTTAAGCATGATGTGGTTCAGCTACCTAAAAGATGATACGGATTCGTTGATATATGCTTTTAAGCAGGCTTCAAATAAATTGATTGAGTGGGTATTGCCTGTACTGAATCAGATACGCACTCCTGACGATATGATAGGATATATGTTTTCTATGGGTGGGTATGTATATCCTTTATTAGCTGAAAAGTATAATCCGGAAGATGGATATCCATGTAGTGATGGAGCATTGATGCTAACTTTAGATGACCCTTATTCCTTTGTGGAACAGGAAAAGAAAATACGATTAGACCGTGCTTTATATGAATTGGAGCACCAGGTGAATGGTCGTACAAAAGAGCAGTATGAGACTGCGTGTGTGCTTATTTGTAATCAGTACGAAAAGAACAAAGAACAGCTTTCACATATACTTGAAAATCCTGATGTGCGTGAATTGTACCTTAAAGAAGTTCATAGGCGAAAATTAAGGAATACAGAGATTCTCAAATCATACGGCTTAAAAATTTAAAAATCATCATATAATAAGATAGAAAGGTTGCGTATATGAAACGACTAATTGAAAGAATTGTTTGTATTGCTCTTGTAGTAAGTTTTGTATTGCCTAATGTTGCTATTCCGAAGGTGAAAGCTGCGAATGTTTTTAGTCCTATTGGAACAGTTACAATCCTTGTTGAGAAAGATCCTTTTCCTTCCGGAGCTTTTTCATCAGATGTTCCAGAAATTGAGGAACAGCTCGAAAAAGAAGCGGTTTCGGATATTCCGACTAATGCGAGTAAATGGACTAAGCTCAGGTATTATGATCATCTACCATGGGGTGAGATACATAAGCGAGTTCAGGATGATATCTGGATGACCAACAGCTCCCCTATACAAGTAGGTGAATTGTATGTTCCTTATGATGTCAATACTACAAACAAAAAGTATAAATATCTGAATAAAAAGACTGCTGGTGAAAAAGGAACATATGGTTATGCAGATATATATGCAACAGATAGCGATATAAACTACTTATGGGAGGTAAAACCTGAGTCCTATAGATGGCTCAATAAATCGAAAGGTGAAAAACAGCTACAGAAGTATGTCGACGTCGGAATTCCGCAGGCTCCTGTTATAGCACTGGAGTTGGGTCCCAAGAATATGATTAAACCCACAGATGTCAAGAAACATGAATTTGATTTTGGACTTACTCTGCTTGGTGCAAATGCAATTGAAGTGTGGGAAGAAAGAGTGAATTATCATGTAAAATATGAAGTTATGAATAATTCTCTTATAATTTATGAATTCAAAAGGACTTCTCAGAAGAATACACTTGCTCCTGGATTGGCACCTTTATATGCTGAAAAAAAGCACTTGATACATTCCTTGATAAATTGAAAAAATATCAGGATGGAGAAGGAACCGATTTAGAACCTGCTGGTGAATCAGCTTTCAGCTACGAAAGTGAATATGCGACCGAGCAGGCGTGGAAAATTGTTAAAGACGGCGCAATTGCAACAGGTGGTGTTGCAGTAACAGGAGCAGTTCTCTATTCAATCCCTAAATTGAAAGAATTGTTAAATATTCTAAAAGCTAATTTTGCTGTTCATAATCCAAATACAGGAAAAAATACAATTTCAGGTCCTATAGCTGCTGCGGCAACAGTAGTAATAGCCATGATTGAGCCTATTACCGCTAGTGCAGCTAGTGACGATGAATACGTTGCAATCGATGCGTCATCAGATTTTCATCAAAGTTTAGAAGAAGTTCTATTATATTTGTATCCTGAAAGCCCTTATGCTATTGAAGAATATCTTTATAAGGAAGATGAATCTTCGCAGTGTATAGATAACATAAAGGATGAATCCTCTAATTACGAAAAGGCAAGCAAGGCTAATCCACCGAGAGATCCGCTGATTATCCATTATAGCGATACAGAAGAAATTGAATTCTCAACCCTGGATGACGGTGTGAATTTTGATTTGGATAACAATGGTTTTGCCGAAAAAACAGCTTGGATTGTTAATGATGATGGATTCCTCGTGTTTGATGTCAACGGGAATGGCAGTGTGGATAACGGCGGCGAATTGTTTGGTGATCAGTTTGTAAAACCAGATGGTAATATAGCATTAACTGGTTTTGAAGCGTTGACGAGTTTGGATACAAACAAAAACGGAAAGCTTGATATAGAAGATGCGGTAAACGATGATTCTGTATTTAATCACTTATATGTTTGGTTTGACACCGAACGAAACGGCAAAACCGATGAAGGTGAATTGATTTCTATAAGTGATCTTGGCGTATTCTATATCGATTTATCATATACCCCCGACAATAAGGACAACTTGCAGGATACCGGAACCCGGCGTGAGGATTCTTCATATGTTTACTTTAATGATGAGGATCCTCGCAAAATCAGTGAGTTTTGGTTCCCTGTTAACTCTTCAGATACTACACATGATGGCATAGTAACATCTGGAAATGTTCCAAGTATAGAACAGGCCGTAGCCGAAGATGATACTTTGTACTTACTGCAATTATGTATTTTGTTCAGCCGAGAAACAGATATTGCAAAAAAGCACAGCTATCTTAAGCAGATTCTGTATTACATTACAGATTCGACTGATATCAAAATTGATAGCAGAGGTGGAAATATTGATGCACGTGATCTTCATGTAATCGAGCAGTTTATGGGGCGTTCGTTTGATGGCGTGGACGGAGCAAATCCCAATATAAATGCAGCAAATATTCTGAAAGATACTTACTCAAGAATTGAAGAGCATTATTACAATTATCTTAATTTAAAGCTATCATTTAAGGGCTACCGATCAACTATTTATCAGTATCTCGATGATTCTAATAACAAAAAACTTGAATTATCGCTGTATAAATCTGTTATCGAAAGCAAAATAAATGATGGTGACGAAGACGCTGATATATTGATCCATGATCTCGGAATGTACCTCAAAACATATGACAAAGAAAATAGCACCGATGAGTTTGCTAAGTATTGTCAATATTGTTCTGAAATGGGAACGCATTATGCTGAGATAGCCGAAATTGTTAAATCGAGCAATACGTTTATCGGAACTATTCAAAGTGATATTTGCTCTGGAACATCTGGCATAGATCTTATCTTTGGAAACGAGGATGACGACACATTATGTGGTTCAGCAAATAAAGATTATATCCACGGTGGTCAAGGAGATGACACCCTCAAGGGCGGCGCAGGAGATGATGTCTACATTATCGAAATGACACATGGCAATGATGTCATCTACGATACAGAAGGAGAAAACATAATCTCGTTTGCGGATTATTTTGACGAAGAAGATTACGATATCTCCATCAGTGCTAAACTCGGATTTGTAATGACGCATAAGGAAACGGGAGAATCCATTTCAATCCCGGATTTCCTGTCAAAACCCTTGGCATACCGCATCACTTTCCATGGTACTGATGCCAAATTTACGGGCAATGGTTCACGCGATGTAATCACCGGAACAGATGCAGACGATGCTCTTGAAGCTGGTGACGGATTCAACATATTCTACGGCGGCGAAGGTAACGATACAATTGAAGGCGGCAAGGACATGGACTTCATGTACGGTGGAGCTGGAGATGACACTCTGCTTGGCCGCAACGGAGTAAATGTTATCTTTGGTGAAAGCGGTAGCGATACCATTTACGATGGTAATGATGGAAGCTACTTGTCTGGTGGTGCCGATGATGACTTCATCTATGGCGGTGGCGGGGCTGATGTACTCGATGGTGGTACTGGCAATGACTACCTCCAGGGAGACCACGGTGGCGACACTTATATCTACCGCAAAGGATATGATACCGACACTATTAACGCTTCATCTGATGATAACACTATCCTGATTTATGGATATAAAGCTAATCAAATGATTAATACCCGCAACGCTCACAACGATCTGATTATTCACTTTGGCAGCGCAGACTCTACAGACTGCCTGATTATTGACCATTTCTTCGACTATAACAGCAATCGTGATATTAGCTTCGTATTTGATGATGGTACTGTACTCGGTCAGTACGATATCACAGCAAAATATGAACCGATTGTAGGCACAGACGGTAACGACTGGCTTGCTATTCAGAACAGCGATAACGGAACGATCCACGCTGGCGCTGGAAATGATGGACTTAATGGCGGCAGTGGTAACGATGAACTGTACGGCGAAGAAGGTGACGATACACTCTACGGAAATGACGGAAACGATGTGCTTGACGGTGGAACAGGCATTGACACTCTTTGTGGCGGCAATGGCGAAGACACTTATGTTTTCGCAAAGGGCTATGAGCAGGATACCATTAATGAATGGGGTAGCGATCACAGTACAGTTCTGCTGACTGACATAAACTCCGATGAGATTACTGTATCCGACCAGTGGGGGACAAATCTTCTTATCTCAGTCAACGATACAGATGATGTACTGACTATCAGCAACTTCAAGTGGGGACAGGCTACATACACATTTAAGTTCGCTGATGGTGCGGAAGGCTATGTTGATAAGGATACATGGCAGCTTGTACTTATCAAGGAGCCCGATGTGGTCGATGAAGAAGTTGACCAGGAGGTTGATAATGAATAGCTG